AAATAATCTTCATTAACTCTGGAAGATTAGCAGTGTGATACTTTTGTAAGTTCATAGTTCTCCTTAAATAAGCGAGTATAAAATGTGTCCCCGAAGGCGACATTACTATTTAAGCACAAACCATAAAAAAAGGCAGTGGTAATAACCACACACCTTCATAATTATTCAATTGAGGAATAATAAAGTAACCATCTGCCCAACTCATAGAGTTGCATCTTAGGTTAAAGGAGGGAGGTTGGATTCCTGTATACCAACAAACAACGGGCATTACTACAGTAAGTAAATACGTTGTTGCCTGAGACCCGATTGGTTGATCGGTTCTACCCTTGCGAGCAGCAGCACCACCTGTGTCTCATCACCTTAACCAGCGGTTGCCAGTAAGTTTATTCAGTCACTCCCATGTTGCGTCCAACAAATATAGTATAGCATAAAAAAAGAGGGAGTCAACCCTCTTCATCATTTTTCTTCTTTTTTGACCCAATATTGTATTTTGTTTCTAAAATCCAGTCTCCTTTATCACGATATGCTAACACTTTAATTTGATTAAGGGGTGCTATATCTTTTATTTGATCAGTATTTAATACCTCTACCAATCCCCAATCTGATAATAATTGTGCTATTCTATTTCTTCTTTGCACATCGTTTGACGTAAGATTAGCATGCTTACCGTCAAGTGCGAACAATTCTTTAAAGTGAACTAAGAAATACCTGCCTTGCTTATGTAAGATGTGACATGATTGGTAGATTTTCTTTTCTTTCCTTGACGCTACTCCAATACGAGTGAGTGTCTCACGGACTTTCAAAAAATCATCAGGTTCATTCAGACTAATCTCAACCATTTGATCAGATGACCACTTGATCTCTGATTCGGTAACAACACTCATTTCGATCCCCCAGTTTCAAATTTAGATTTTATAAAATTAAGTTGTTCTTTGGAAAGAAGTTTCAAAGCTTGTTTTGCCTTTTCATTACTATAGTCATAGTAACGTTTTACATAATCAAGATCTTTAATCTCATCTTTACGGAGCCAAGGAGAGAATCTCTTTTTAACTCTGAGGATATTTATAAAAAAGTCATATTGCATCTTCTTTGGTAAGAAGTTATACTTATTCATTTCGTTTGCATACATCACAGCATCAAGATGTCCTGAGTAGCAACGATTGATTATGTATGGTGGATAGTCTTTTTCTAAATCAGGATCTTCATCAATAAGGTTCTTCTTAGTCTGATTAATAGAATTTAACCAGTCTTTAAGTTCAGTCATCTCTCTTAGTTATTCTCCACTTATCCTCAAGTGTTTTATTTTTTACTATTATACGATTGTTCTCATAGTCTGCAACAAACTCTAAGATATCTTCATTACCCCACATAAGTTCTTCATATAGAGCATTCAGTTTACCCATGTCGATAAACAACTGATCTGGTATTTCATCGTTCATGTTGTTAGTCCTGCCTTTCTTAACTTGTCGTTGTTGTAGCACTCTCCATAACTAAACTTTATCTTTGCCCTTGGTTTGGGTTTGTAGTTAAGTAGAAGAAGTTCTTTTCTAGACTTTTGATCTTTCATATATTTACCCACTGATCTCATCGTATATGTGAGATCATACTCTGCTGCTGCCCATCCGTTAAATCTTTCTAGGATGAGTTGATCAGAATTATAACTCACCATCATATCCGTGGACATAATACAACACTGCTTTGCAAATCTATCATGATCGAATCTTTTATGAAGAGATCCTTTATTACCATATAAGTTATCTTTGATATCATATGGTGGATCAAGATACATGAATATACCAGAGCGTAATTCGTTGAACATCAAAGTATCATATGAATCATTAGTGATCCTCCACTTCTTGATAAGTTTAGAATACTCTGGTAATTTCTCAATACCCTTTAAAGAGAAGTTAGAGTCACTTGCCTGTTCAGAAAATGATGATGCCTCTGTAAGTCCACTGAATGAACATTTATTGACTATGTAAAATGCAACAGCACGTTCAACACTAGTATATTCATGATCATTGATTAGTTCTTTTGCTTCAGTAAAAAGTTTCCTAGCACTCTCTCTATCAGGGTGCTTTACTTTTTGTTCAATGAGAGCATCGGTTAGACTAAGACCTTCTGCTTGAAGAACCTGCCAAAAGTTTACAAGTGGTTCATACAAATCATTTACCCATATCTTGAGTCTTGGGTATGTCTTTGTAACGTGAATTGCTACACTACCACCACCTAGAAATGGTTCTCTATATTCTTTATACTTACTAAAGTCGGGGAAGTATTGATCCATCTTAGTGGATGCCTTTGACTTTCCGCCAGGATATCTTAATGGTGTTTTAATTAATTTTAGTGACATCTTAATCTATTGTCTCCCAGATAATGTAATCATCAGGATCTACCATCATCTTATAAGGTGATTGACCTGTGCGTCTTCTATCTAATTCATCCCACTCCATTTGAATTTCAATAAGTTCAGTGAGGTCTTTTACTGAATTAGACATTGATTGATAACCTGCACCAACAAAAATTTGTCCAGCCATAACAGCAACGGTGCAAGCACCCCAGAACAAATAATATTGATAGGATTTGATTTGTGCTTTAGTTTTAGCGAAAGTTGATTTAGTCATAATAATTGTTATTTGAATTCACACTCTACCATAATTTCAGTAAGTGCTGCTAGTAAGTTTATTTCTTGATCAGCAACAAATGCTATTTGGTATTGATATTTAGCGATAACTAATACAGCAGCAGGTATACTTGTTGGAACCATAGCATCGTATAAGTTATCATATATCTTCCTCAATAATACTGAGGGATCATTATCAAGGTTGGAAACAACCCATTTACGAACCTCAGAGAAGTTCTTTTGTTTTAAATTTTTTATCAAATCATTAACTGCTACCTCAGAGAATGCTACTAGTATTCCACTATCAATCTTACCACCAACAGAGTATCTCTGACATTCATTCAACACTCTTCTCCAATCAGGAAAGTGTTTATTAATTAACTCTGCTACAACTTTCTTATCACTCTCTACACCCTCCTTCTCTAGAATATAATTTATCCTAGTAAAAAACTGTGCTGCTATTTTTGGTTTATCTTTTTTGTTAACAGTAAAGTCAATAACACTGCAGCGTGAATGTAAGGGGCTAATAATCTTGTTCTTATAGTTGCAAGTGAAGACAAATCTACAGTTGCTTGAGAACTCCTCAATAGACGCTCTGAGAAGGAGTTGTACGTCGGAAGTGGTATTGTCTGCTTCGTCGATGATAATGACCTTGTGACTCGCCTCAGACGCAAGAGAGACCGTTGATGCGAAGTTCTTCGCATTGTTCCGAACAGTGTCCAGAAAACGTCCTTCATCCGATCCATTAATGACATAATAGTCTACACCTAATTCTTTACATAGTGCTTTCGCTACTGTGGTCTTACCAATACCTGGCGGACCTGAGAGCAGGAGATTTGGTATCTCACCTGCTGTTAAAAAATCCCTAAAAGTTTTCTTAATACTATCAGGGAGAATACAATCTTCAATTTTCTGGGGTCTGTATTTTTCAACCCATATAAAATCACTCATTATTTAAAACCTTTTGATTTTGGTTTTGGTTTGTCTAGGACTTCTATCCTAGCATCAAAGTTAATCATGTTGCAATGATTCCACCACCACTCTTGAACTTCCTCCCAAGATTCTACAATAAAAGTAGCATAATGTTTAGAAACTATTTTGTAATGATGACGATCATATGGTTCGTCACTTGTTTGAGAAAAATATCTTGAATCATTCTTCTCAATCAATTTAGTCATCATGATCATCCCAAGGATCTTTCAATCCTTTGTTTGCAAAAAATCCTCTATAAACTCCATATGCTGCTAACAGAATAGTGATAACTGCTATAGAAATACCAAATGTATAATTAGGATTTAAAGTGAGATGTGGTATTAATGTTTCATTACACTTTGCAATTTTCTCTGGATCATTCCATGTGCCTGGTAAAGTGTAAACTGGTGGACATGCTAAAAAAATCATTCTTGTGATCTCCATTCTTTTCTCATTGTAACATATTTTTCATCGTATGCAGCTTTATCTCTCATTTGTTTGAATACCCTTGCAGACTTGGACTTTTCACAGTATAGTGCATCTGGCGATTGGGGTCTAACGGAACCATCTTCAGCATACTTCTTTCCACTAGGATGATTTGCATACCTACGGGAGCGAGTAAATCCCATCTCAAGAAATTTTCTCGCCATATCCATTCCAATGAAGTCTTGTTGGTCTTTATAGTCACAAAACATGGAGTAAATCTTATCAGCAGATTTGCGAGCAATAGACTCATTTACAAATCTCCAATGAGAGCATATATCGTTAGTATAAGGGCGAACCAGTAACACTCCTTGTTCTCCCCTTCCAATGCGATAAAGTTTGCGGTTTTCCTCAACTG